ATTTTTTTTTTATTTTCGCTATTTCCGGCAACGCCGGTCTATTTAAACATTTGATCCTATTTGATTTCCAAATTGTTGCAGCATGCCACGCCCTCAGGGAGGATTCCGATTCCAGGGGAAAAAGATGTTGTTGACCTATTCCCAGAGTGGGCCACTCGACAAGGGTGCATTGCATGCATTCCTTGAAACTAAGATGAAGCAGCCATTGAAAGTAAAGATTTGCCATGAGACACACGAGGACGGTAACATTCATACGCATTGTGCCGTCCAGGCAGAGGGTAAGATGGACATTCAGAGTGCCAATTTCTTGGACTTTGAGGGTCATCACCCGAACATTAAGCCACCAATGAACATTGAGCATTGGCGTAACCAAGTGAAATACATTGACAAGGAAGATCCGGATGTCTATGGTGAGATTGAGGTGCCCAAGGACAAGGGTGAGCTGTTCAGTGAGGCCTGTGAGTTTGTGAAGCAGTGCAAGACGCGCAAGCAGATGTATGCGCCTGGCCCCTATCTGATGATTATTTCGAGCAAAGTGAATTTTTTCGAGAACTTCTGGAAGACACAGAAGAAGAAGAAGGTGACTCAGAGTTCGTTTCAAATGACTTCATTCAACAAAGCGCCGATCACGGACTGGACGACGAGCTGGCTAGTTTGGGGGAGAGCTGGCAGTGGGAAAACCCAGTGGGCTCTTGCCCATTTCAAGAACCCTTTGCTTGTGAGCACTATTGACGATTTGCATGAGTACGACGAGGAGGAGCACGACGGAATTGTGTTTGATGACATGAGCTTCAAGCATATGCCCGGACAGGCCATCATTCATCTCTTGGACATTGACTTGGAGCGTAGTATCCATTGCCGCTACATTAATGCGACGATTCCTGCCAACACTAAGAAAATCTTCTGTCACAACAACGCCGACATCTTTGTACCTGAAAAAGAAACAACTGAGGAACAAATGAACGGGATCTCTCGCCGCTATCAGAGCGTGCAGATTGAGAACCTGTTGTATTAAACATCCTTGAAATACATTTTGTAGGTGTAGGAACAAAAGCCTAGAGCATCCGTACGTAGAGTATTGAAAGCATCATACGGAATAACCCAGATTCCAACAGGCTTGTTAGCTAAAGTACCATCTTGCTGCCACATAAGCTTTCCACCCTTTTTAGACTTGATGTAGAACTTCTTAAACAGCCGAGAATCTCCGGCCACAGGAACGGCCCGAACACCCATAGGCTGAAGAGTAAAAGTCTTGTCGTAAAGGACCTTAACTCCTTCTCTCTTAATCATACCAGTAACGGTATCATTCGAACCAGCAGCATCCATGAGATCATAATTGGTACCATTCATAATAGTGCCAGATACAATCTTAGGAATAACAGCCACAATAACACGTACAAACTGACCCGGCCGATCCGATGCACAGTTATACAATAACCGAAGAGCAAAACCACGAGGATACACCTCATCACCGTCACGATTGGAAACAGTATCCCCACGAGTAATTCCATACCAAGGATTCCATATGAGAGCACCCTGATTAGTTGTAAGAGCACCAGCACCAACATCACCACGATCATGATAAAGAGCGGTATTTTCTCCTGAGCCCATCACATACTTCGTCTCCGCTGTCTTCAGAATTGCTCTCTTCACTCGAGCCTGAAACTTCCGATTCCGATACTTCCGATTGGACTTCCCACGATACTTCTTCGAATACTTGCGATAGGACCTCTTCTTGTTGTAGTACGGCATCCATGTACTAGGGGTAGTACCTAGGAAGCGCCCTTAATATTATAGGGCGCTTCTTTATATAGAGTACCGGTACCTCCAAAAGTACCTCCAAACCTTCAAAAATAAAATCTTTTCTGGTCACGTACCCAATATGTGTTTCTGGCTTTTTATTATTTCTGGCAGGCATGTGGTCACGTATCTCAAGTCTATTTTAATTTTTTTTTTATTTTCGCTATTTCCGGCAACGCCGGTCTATTTAAACATTTGATCCTATTTGATTTCCAAATTGTTGCAGCATGCCACGCCCTCAGGGAGGATTCCGATTCCAGGGGAAAAA